TCCAGTTGGGTGTGGGTGTCTAGACGAAGGTCACATACGCGGTTAAAAGCAATAAGGGACCCAGTCCAAATCCATTCCGTGTAGGTCGATTCAGTCATTCGAAGAGCCCTTCAATATCTGGGACCCAGTAGTTAGGGCCTTTGAGAACTTTTCCGTCTTCACGGTAAATGGGCTTACCATCATCTCCAAGCTTTGACATGTTAGAACCGTGTACCCTGTTGAATGCACTCTCGATTGGAAGATCGAAAGTTACGGCCATTCCGTAAACAACATAGAGTAGATCACATAGTTCCTTCGTAAGCTCTGCTTGGTATTTCTTGTTGTTGGGTTCGAACACAAGGTTGACAACTGCTTTTCGGACCTCCTCAAACTCCTCTGTAATAAGAGTAAGACGCAAGCGGAGTTCCTCCGGGGTAACTGGTACCCCGAGAGGATGCCCAAAGATCTTGTGGAACTCACTTACCATATCCTTAGGACTAACATTACGCATAGTAGGGGGGTTCCTCTTCAATTTCAATTCTAATATCGTCGTGATCTGAGTACTTCATGAGTGTAAGGTCTACCTCGTGAATAGAGTGGCAGACTTCTTGCCACTTACGTTTTTCACTCTCATCAAAGAGAGAGACAATATAAGTTCTATTTTCCACTAGTTCAAGACCTTTTCGGTTGACGGGAACGATTGGCTTTTTTGGAGACGACTTTAGTTGGGACATTGTCCAAAGATCCTGTCCTGTGGGATCCAACATGATCCAATTCCTTGCCTCTAAGGGCAGCCTTTCCGTACTTTTTGATTGCTTTTCGTCGCGCTCTGTTTCGAGCCACCCGTCTAGCAACTTGTTCGGGAGAATTTTCCCAAGCAGTTTCTTTAGCATAATCTCTGTTTTTATTCTTCGGGGCCAATCCTAGTTCCTTTCGTATAAACTTGCTCCTCAATTGACCCGTCTGGGAAAATCTCAGTAAACTTTACGTCATAGTACTTTAAGTACGAATTGACGAGAGACTCAGCCACAGCATAAGAAGGACAAAAATCATTTGTCCCCGAAGTCCTGCGGGTATACGAGCCATCACTTAATCCGTACTCAATGAAGCCAGTCTCCCCGTTATCTGTAGGAGACCAACCACAAGTTACGTACCACTTAGGGTTCGAGAGACCAGGGTTCGATAACATAGGTTGATTCATTTTCAAACTCCAGTAGTAACTTTTCTTCGATAGCGCTTTCTTTATTTAAGTAAATAGCGACAAGCTTGTGGTGTGGACCATCCGCAGATGTGTATACCTCTGACAAAACATAACAATTCTTAAAGACACTCATTATTCGTCATCCCTAAAATCAAATTCAAATTGATCCCCAATGTCCTCAAGAGTAAGAAGGACTGGTACGTATCCTTCTGAGTTTACCGTAATACCAAAGTCGGCATCTAAGAGGACTTCGTCATCCTTCCAAGGGCACAGAACAGAGTTGGATAGGTATTGTTCTAGAGCCTGAACTAGGTGTTCGTGGGAGATGTTTAGGATTAGTTCACGAGTCTTCATTTCAATCACTTTCTTCTTCTTTGTTTAGTTTACCTAGGTAATAATCACTAACGAGATCTCTTGGAGACTCTCGTACATAGTGTTCTTTTTCTTGAGGGATTACCTTGACAAGTCTCTTTTCCTTGTCTTCCTTCATACGTTCTCTACGTTTTCTAAACTTGTCTTTGTAGACTTCAGAATTCATCGTCTGTTCGTTCGTACTCTTCTGTCTCTTCATCAACATCTTCGTAAGACCTCATGAGTCTTTCAAGATCGAATTCCCCACAGTTATAAAGGGCTACAACTGCATCGACTGGATCTAAATTCTGCATCCAGAAGAGTTCTTCAAGACCCACTTCGTCAATCAGTGCTCGTAGTCTATCAAGTTCTTTACCCACCGTACTCCCTCCTAAGAGCTTCGAGAGATACGAACTCTGGGTCATACGTTCCACCCTCGACATTCCGTTTAATAATCACCCCTTTCCACCAGAGTTGATTAGATTTACCAGCCCAAGGGGCATCGTAGTCTTGGTAACACCCAGCTACTAACCCTTGGATCTTTTTTCCATCAGCTCTTGTCCTTACGCTGTAGTCACAAAGGTGGGAATGTCCTTGAGTACTGGATGCTAGTTGAGCTCTCACCAAGGAGGCCGCATGATGTTCTCCCGAGATAGGGCGACCCATAAGACCAGACACAAAATAATGAGCGTAATAAACCCCATCAGCTTCATAAACCCCAGGGGTTCCTCCTTCGTAATATACTACTTCATTGAAATTTTCCTCAAGTTGGAGGTCTCTCATATCGATCGTTCCAATAAGTTCTGGAGAAGCATCAAGAGCCCTTTCAATCCTGTGCTCGTGGTTCCCCTCTAAGAATACCCTATGGGGTAGCCTTTTCTTTAGTCTACGAATAGGAGAGAAAAGACGATCCATGAAGTCAAGATGAACATCAATATCTCTACGATAAGTTCTACCAACGGAGGCTCTACTTCCTTTGTCGTAGGAAGCCAAAGATGGAAGATCTGCACTATCTCCAAGATGAATAATAAAATCAGGACGAATATCAACAATTAATTTTCCTAACCAAGTTGCTCTTTCGTTATTGTGTTGGTAATGTGCGTGAGTATCTGGAATAACTAAATGTGTTTTACTCAAACCAACCATACTTTAGGAATTCCACCTACAGAAAACACAAATCCGTTCTTGAACGCCCAATCTGAGTACTTCATTTTAGACTTTGAAGACACTTTGTTATCCTTCGCAAATACGATACGAATATCGACGTCTGGATTAGACTCTTTGACTGCTTTCATTTTGACCATATCTTGAGGACGTAAGTACCCCTTAGCTTCTACAAACCTCTTACGACCATCAGGTAACGTAATAGTAAAGTCTGGAAAATACTTGTGTTTAGCGACATAATCTAGGGAATCAGCTTCGTATTCTACAGGAGCATCCCCAATAGACTCAAAGAGATGCTCCTCGAATTTACTTCTAAATTTACTCTTCCGTACCATCGGTACCCTTACTGTGAACTTCAGTTACATCTGGAAGTCTTTCTACATGAGTCAAGAATCTAGGACCAGAAGAGTACAGGAAGGTACGTAACGCTGGATAGCATAGGTTCTTCATTGAGCAGTACGAGCACTCGACACCGAGCTTCATGTTTCCACTTTTTCCATCAGGGACCGGGAAGTAGAAACGGGAAGGTGGCTTATCACTCTTTAGGCAACTTCGCTTCTCTTCAATGATCTTAGAATAATTATACCCCGGATTTTCATAAATGTCAAGACAAATATGCCCGAATTGTTTGTCGATAGCTAGGAAAGCCCCACGTCTATCTTTGAGTGTCTTATCAGCGTCTACATAAGAGAAGATTTGTTTGTGATACCCAAAAGGATCATCTGTTTCTAACTTGTGTTCCCTAAACTTGACAAATCCTAGAGAACTGGCACTCTTTACGTCAACAGTAACGCCATCGATTACAGCATCCCTGTGACCTACAACTCCATCGATTACTAATTCATCCTGCTCACCAGTAACTTCATGCCCAGCTTCTTTGGCCAGAAATAGAAGAAGGTGTTCGAGAATGTGTCCGTATAGGTACTTTAGCTTCGCATTAGGTGGTAGGTCTTCCTCCAAGTCTGGATTGCGATCTTTGAACCACATCTGTCTATTACACTTGTTTCCAAGGGCACTCATTCGGAGCACCGAGCCAGAACGCTCCCTCCACAGAGAGTCAACAATCAGGTTAGCTAGGTCCTTGCCGAACGCCTCTTTGTTTTCTTCTGATACTACGTGATTATTCGAGGAGAGGACACCGTAGATGTCCTCCACAAGAGTCTCGATTGTCTTAGTTGAGGACACGATTATCTTTAACCTCTTCTTGTACGTGTTCAAATAGTTGAATGTCAGTAATCTTAAAGTCTTCTAGGTTGTCTTCCGCAGCACTGGCTGTGATCTTAGCAGCGACATCATCAGGGGAAACCCCGTCAGCTACGAATTTAGTTTGTACTTCCGTTTTGAATTGGGCTGTAACAAGCCATTTAAAATTCCGGTCTTCCACTTAGAATGGTACTCCTACAAGAAATTGTGTATCACTACCCGATACTTCCTTAGAATCAGGATCATAAGGAACTAGTTCATCAACTCGAACAGACTCCAGTCTCGTTCCCTTACCCATCTTAGAGTCGTAAACAGTAACTTTGACTGTTACCTTGGACCCGTTACCAATTAGGTCGTTAAACGGTACACCACTAGAATCAATAACTGTGGGCAGACCACCAAAGTCGTCAATTGGGTGGTCGTATTGCCTCTTGAATCTAATACGTAGGGTACCGTCGTCCATGAGTTTGGGTTGTAATTTAGAACCAGTTGCCTTTAGAGCCTTGAGTTGGTCCTTGTCGAGGACAACTTCAATCTGAGAAGACTTCTTATCGTTGTACGTATCGAGATTGTGAATGTTGAGCTTAGCCCAATAGCACGTACCATTAAAATAGTGTGTAGTAGCTGGCATTAGTTAACGGTCTCCTTAAACATTAGTGTGTTTCTGCCCACGAATAACCTTGGCTACCAGAGCCTAACAGTGGGCACTTTAGATTGTAGTACTCTCCAGCTAGTCTAATAGACTCACACTGGATTCTTTGCAGTTCATTAGCAACATCATCATCGTCAACTGTTTCTGTTTGCCATTCGTCGTGGACAAAGTTGACTTGCCAAAATGGAATACTTTGTTTTCGAGCTTCAGTTCTCCAAATGATGTTAGCTCGTTTCATTACAGTAGATTCTCCATTCTGGAGAAGACCAGAAAGAACAAGACCACTGTGAGAGTCTTTCTTCGAAGGTAAGGGTACGTAACGCCCATCAATACCAACAAAGTATCCTTTAGATAGAATATCAGGAATATCTTCTTCTCTCAATTTCTTTAAGCCTGGATAACCTTCAATAAACATCTCTGTTTTATGAGAGGCATCCTTTAGTGAACACTCTAGGATTTCTGCTACCTTCTCACGACCAGCTCCAAGTAGAAAAGCATAGATAAAAGTCTTGGCCCTATCCCTGTGTTCGTACCCAATTTCAAGCTTCAAGGCATTGAGTGAATGGGCGTCAGTCTTATCTTCTTTCTTTCCCTCAACAAGAGCTTTGATAAAGTCTTTGTCTTCTGTCAAGTGACCAAAGATTCGTAGTTGAATACCATCAGCATCAACACCTATAAGTCTACGACCCTTCTTAGGAACCCAAAGGGCTCTCATAGGAATATTGTATTTGAGTTTGATAGCTTCAACTGGGGTTGGATGATTCTTGTCTTTTACATCCGGGTGTCCCGGAATGTTTGCTTGATTGGGTTTTTGATGGGCCATTCTGTGAGTCCAGGACCCAATACCAAGGAAGGTACCGTGAATGGCCTTAGAGGGCTCGTGGAAGGCTTCTAGCCACTCATTGAGTGTCCTCATACGGGAAGCTAGTGTAATCCTCTCTGCGAGCTTCCTAGCCCCATCTGGAGACCCTTCAGGAAGAGTGTTCAAGTTCTCTTCGTCAACACTCCAACCAAGTTCCTTGAAAGTAACGAGACGATCTTCGATTTCTTGTCGCTCTTTAGAGCCTTTCTTAAACCGACAAGCTTTGAGTTCTCGTTCTACTTTGATGTGCCCCTTAGTCTTACTCGTAGGTTTCCAACCAGCTTCGTTGAGTTTCTCGACAATCTGTTTAGGAGACCCAGGGTTGAAGGGCTCTTCTATGTGACGGTAGAAAGGTTCTCCTTTCACGTAGCCTAAGTCTTTACGAGTTACCTTTGGAATAAAGACTTCTGTTGATACTTTTGGAGGGAAAGACGCTTGGATTTCATCGTCGAGAATTGATACTCTCTTAGTAATTTCACTATGGAGTTCTCTCGCACGTTCAACATTGAATCCGAAACCATTGTTATTCATGTCCTCACAAATGAATTGGATGTCGTGCTCTAGACGAATAGCTTCCTTGTATACGGGATGGTCAATGTGTTTCTCAAAGAACTTGAAGAGACGATAGTTGATCTCAACATCACCTAAGCACCGAGATACCATCTCTTCTGTAGCCCCTTGAGACCAGTCATCAATCGATACTTTGTTTACTCCCAGTCGGCTTCCCCAGGCGGCAAGGGAATGGCCTTCTTCGGCGTCAAAGCGGAAGAGTCTTGAGCAAACCAATGTATCGAGTATTGATCCCGGTAGAACCAATCCCGGATAGAATTTCTGTAAGACTCTTTTCCAGTCATAGGATATGAAGTTGTGTCCGATGATATGATAGTCTCCAAGGCTCTGAAGATATCCTCTAAAGAGATTTCCGTCGGGGCTTCCTGGTAGTGGATTCTTGAATACTCTGGTGTCTTTGTCATTATCAACATCTCTTGTACAAATAAGGTAAATTGTAGTTGGATTTAGTCCGTCTGTTTCGATGTCACATATAATTCTCTTCAAGTAGAGTTACTCTCTTTGGAAGTGTAGTAGAGGTCCTTTATAGAAATAATGCCTATGATACCACCGTACCTCTCTACATCTTCTAACACATCTACTTTTTCTAACCATGCGTACTCATTGGTGTCAATTAAATACACCGGGTACCAAGCAAACCATGTGTACTTCTTGGCATAAGGCTCTTGTGAGCCTTGCTTCCATCTCATTTTATTTATTCCCAGTCTGCTTCTTCCTCAAGAATTGGTTTTGTGTACGGGAGTACCTCCTCAGGTCTGACTAGAAATGCGCCAACACGAGAACGTGATGAAACATTAATTTTTAGGTACCTTGAATTTTCATTTCCACGCAATACTAGGAAAGGACCTATTCCAAATCTTTCAAAGAACTCTGGACTCTTCCAGTCTTTGTCATTTTCCTTCCATTCATCAGGAATAGATTTCCTAAGGTACACTAAGTCACCTTTCTTATAGATCATAGGTTACTCCCATTCGGCTTCTTTAGAAAAGTCATTGCCACTCCGAATAAAGACGAGAGAATGCCCCTGGTAATAAGTCTTGATACTCACTGTAGTATTTGGCTTTCTAGGGTCTTTATAAAAGTTAACAGTGTACACGGCTTTTTCAGGATCGTATCCTAGAATACTTCCCTCCCATCCCGAATCTCGGTGAGACCAACTAACAATATCCCCAACCTTGAATCTCATCTTATTCCCACTCCGCTTCTGTCTCTAGATCAACGATCCCAAGCATCTTTCGGATGTGCCCTTTGGCTTCTTCGATACGTTCAGTGCTTACTGGTCTATCGTGGTAAAGGTCATTATATAGTGTGATCCAGTACGAAACTCCTTGAGGGGTCGATAACCACCGAAACCCATTCACTAAATCCTCTGCACTAAAGTTACCCAGCAACCTACGTGTTGCTTTCCTACTCTTGATTTCTACCATCTTACACTCCATTATACCACATTTGGAAGTTTTGTCAAGAAGTTTGTGTCAGAAATCTCATTTGGATCCAACAAAACCCCTTTAGAGTCATCAAACCAAGAATAACCAGCAGGACCAGACATCGAAGTTGGTCTATTCTTGTATATGTTGAAGTGAATACGCTTACGTTCAACCTCGTCACTGGACGATGTTTCTCTTTCCAGTCTTACGTGAACGTGAGCGGCTTGGGAAATATTTCGAGAGCCTCTCGTTTGTCCGTTATCGTTTGCGTGACAGATAAAGGACAAGTGAAACTCTAACTCTTGAAGTAGCGCAGCAAGTTTTGTACTGAGGTAATCAAGAGTGCGCCTTTCGTCTGAATCCCTGTCCAAAGACGATACCACGAGATTGATGTGATCAAAGAATATAAACTTGCAATCACATACTGCGACAAGATACCTAATAATACCAAGGAGAGTATCAGGATCATGCTCACCAAAGAAAGAATAATAGAAAACCCTGTTGTCTCTACGAACCATTCGTTTGTAGGCATCCAACTTATCCTCTTTGTCTACCTTATGGTACTCTTTTAGAAGTGGAACTTGAAGTTCGTACGATAAAAGTCTGTTGATTGTAGCTTTCTGAGACTCTTCTAAGTGGATGACACCAACGTTGTAGTCAGTGTGCTTCAAAACCTCGTACTCTAGAGCCCTCAAGACTTCTGTCTTACCGATTCCCTCAAGTCCGCTAAAGAGGGTACTTTCATGAAAGGCTAGGCCTTGCAAGGCTGTGTCTAGCTCTTTGAATGGGTATCGCGCTACTACCTTACGAGGAGGTTCGTCAAAGATAGAAGACACATCCTCAAAAGAAGAAGTGACACCCTCTGGTACGTACTTACGAGCTTTCTTAAAGGCTAACCGAAAAGCCTCGGTATCCCCGTTTACCAAGTACTCATTAGCATCTTTCCATTTGTTGAGATCAATGATGTAGGTCTTTTGAAAATCAAAAAGAGTTACGCACTGAGCAAGAGCTTTCCGCCCAGGTTCATCGTTGTCAAAACAAAAGTAGATTGCTTTGTACTTGTTGACACGTTCGAAAGAAGCCCTGAGATCTGTAAGAGCAGATGAAGCACTACGGACAGAAAAGGAGTGATACCCGAGCATCTGATACGATGAACAAGCATCGTTAGCCCCTTCTGTTAGAACACAAATGTCACTAGGATCAGGGAAAGACAAAAACCCAAACAACCCAGGTTGAACAACACCTTGGAAATAGAAGGATTTTTCATCCATCAGTCTTATTTGCGTAAAGGTTTCTCCCCACGGATACACAACAGAGTGAATAGAGCCGTCATCTTTTAGTCTAGCCTTTACACCGTACCTCTTGAGTGTCTGTTCGGTAAGTCCTCTAAAAGGTTTGTAAACCAGATCCACAGGGGACTCTTTATGATAGGAAACCTCCCCAGTATTTGAGGGGAAGTTCTTACCACAAGAGAAACAATATCCGCTTCCATCCGTACGAGTAGAGTAGGCATCAGAAGACTGACCACAAGGACACGGAAGATGGGTATCTTTTAGGGCTTTAGAGCTGTTGTATTCCATTTGTGATATAAGTCCTCCAATTTCTTAAGCACCATTTTGATCAATTTAGTCCCATATATCACCCCTGGGCACGTTAAGTTTATTATACACTAAAAACACCTAAATGTCAAGAACTATTTTACTCCCACTCTGCCTCGTCTGATGGACTTACACCCTTTTTGTAATTGAATAGTTGGTGGGAATCTTCGTACCCGAAAGGGTTTGAAGAATGTGGCCTTCCATTATCTTCCCGGTACCAGTATACTAATACGTATCCTTCGGACTTATCAGAAACAATTCCTGTGTAGCCTGCTCCTGGTGTTGCAGGGACAATTGTATCCCCAACTTGTAGGTCTCCTAATCGCATGATCGGTCACTCCCATTCAGCTTCTTTAGAAAAATCTAAAGGTTCTTTTAAAGATAGTTGTGTCTCTGGGTGCTCTAAATCGATACCTTGGTACGTAGGACTACCCTCATTTTTGTACCACCTAACTAAGTAATACCCTTTAGAAGTTTTCTTTAAGATCTTCCCTTCGTAAACTATGTTGTGCTTTAGTTCAGGAGCATAGTTTACAATATCACCAACGTTGAACATACGTACACCCTCTTACTTGAATAGGTCTCCAATGACCGTAGGAGCCTCTATAGAGTCTTCTCGTGAACACTTGGTACACTGGTACGTCTCAGTCTCTGGATCCCACCCACGGGCTCCCTGAGGGCCTTTAAAAGGATTCTCGTTTAGGGATCCTCTAAAGATAGATCCAGGAAGAGAAGGGGACCAATCACAAATTTTACATCTCAAAGTACTTACTCCCACTCGGCTTCGTCTTCAACGACCTCTTGGTCAATCCCAAGGAAATCCCTAATATAATTCTTAGCTTGTTCTAAATTAGGTGGGACTTTGTTTGGGATTAAGGAGTAGTACATCTTCCACCAAAATTCTCCACCCTGTGGTGTACTATCCCAAATCAAACCTAGGTCTAGATCATAGGGATTATTTGAAGTAAGAAAGTTCTTTAATCTCTGTGGATCAGTAACCCATTTTGGGTATTTCATCCGAAGTTCCTTTCAAAGGCTTCTTTGTACTTTTCAACTGTAGTTCCTGTGAGACCCGGTGCAGTATTGACTTCCAGAACAAAGGCTTGGTTGTTCCTTCTATTGTAGATGATGTCAATAGCACCGAAATACAAGGGGCTCTGTTGAATGAAAGAGAGTCCTACTACACGGGCAACTTCAGGAAGATCTCCAAAGTCTCGAACGAAGACAAACCCGTTGTCGTGAGAGCGGATCTTCCAATTGACATCTTCTTTGTTCACATCCGATCGGGCTGCTTTCTTCTGTACATCAAAGATCTCTCCATTCATGAAGTGTACTCTAAACTCAGATTCTTTTGGTACGTACTTTGTGTAAAGAGGAGCTTTCTCCCAAGTATCAGGGTTATTGGGGTCCATCTCAATAATTCCAGAACCAGAGTGACCATTGAGTTTAGTCCTAGCAAAACACACTTTACCTTCAAGAAGCCACTCTTTGGCCACATCATTACTGTCTGTCCATGGTACGAAGTGTCCAAAAGTTGGCATAGACTTGAATAGGCTCAGTTTGTTACTAGCTACAGACACATCCTGATAGTGGTTAATCCAAGAACACGTATCAAATTCATCAGAAACTTTCTTAGAAGAACCCCAATTGATAATGAAAACTTTTGGACTACCCTTCAGGGTTGACCCCTCGTGTCTAAGTCTTGGAATACCAAGGGCCTTTGCAAGAGCATTAGCACTCTCTGAATTTTGGTTATAGGCTAGTACTTTGAAATTCTTAAGTGTCATTTTTATTA